GGCGCAGCGGGCGCGTGCAAATTCCAGCTATTCGGATGAAGGTTAAACATGGCCGGTTATACCTTGATGGCGTTCGGGCCGTTTACATTCGGCGTGCAAACCGCGGCCTACGACGAACTGCGCCGACAAATGCAGTTCAAGCATGGCGCGGCGGTGCGCGTGGGCGAGCGCGACAACTACCAGTATCTCGGTGCAGGCGAGGAAATCATCACGTTAAGCGGCACCGTGGCGCCTGGCGTGACAGGAACGCTCGCCTCCATCACGCAACTGGAAAACATGGGACTCGGTGGTCAGGCGTATGTACTGGTGGATGGTGCCGGTTATGTCTACGGCGTGTATTTCATCGACCGTATCGAAACCACGCAACGCTATCTGTTTGACGATGGCACGCCTCGCCGCGTGGATTTTTCTGTCACGCTGTATCGATCGGATAACTTGCCAGCAGACGAGCCGATCAAAAGCACGGCGGCGCGCTAATGGCGAACGATACACGCTTAAGTATGGTGCGCCCGGTTTTCAAAGTCGTGGTTGGCGGCACGGATGTCACGCGCCGGCTGGAATCGCATCTCACCAGCATGACGCTTGTGGCATGCCGGGAAGATCATGCGGACCAACTCGAACTGGAATTCGAGGACACCGCCGGACGCATCGCCATGCCGCGCAAAGGCGTGAGCATTGAAGTCGCGCTCGGTTTCGACACCGCCGACATGTGCTTGCAAGGCTCCTATGTGGTCGATGAGGTAGAACACCGTGGCGCGCCGGACACCATCACGGTGCGTGCGCGCAGTGCTCGCGTGTCGGGACCGCTCGCCGAGCGCAGGGAGCGCAGTTGGAGCGACACCACGGTAGGCCATATCGTGAGTGTGATCGCGGGCGAGCATGGCCTCACGCCGCGCGTGTCGGATGCGCTGGCTAGTCAGCCGGTATCGCAACTCGATCAAACCGAAAGCGACATGGCGCTATTGAAGCGCCTAGGCAAGCACTGGGACGCTGTCGCCACGGTCAAGCATGGTTGCCTGCTTTTTGCGCCGATTGGCGAAGCCAAAACAGCCAGCGGGACCGCGCTCGCTCGCGTGACGTTGCAGCGTGCGAGCGGCGACCGCCACCACTTCCAGGAAATCGACCGGGGCGCCTATACCGGCGTGCGGGCGCGGTGGTATGACATGAATGGTGCACGTGGCCATCTTGCGCTGGCCGGCAAGAATGGACACATCAAGATTCTGCGCGGCGACTTCCCCACCGAGGCCGATGCCAAGCGCGCTGCCGAAGCCGAACTGGCGCGCGTGAAGCGCGGCGCTGCGACTTTCACCCTGGATCTCGCCATCGGCCGACCGGACATCTTTCCTGAAATGCCAGTGAAGCTTGTCGGTTGGCCCGACGCCATCACCGCATACGATTGGATCGTGTCCAAGGCAACGCACAAGCTCGATGGTAATGGTGGTTACCTCACGTCACTCGAATTAGAAAACAAGGCGGCGGCTGGCGATCATGCGGCGATGAATGATGGCGATGACAGCGACGAAGAAAGCAACGCCCAGGCGAGTACCGATGAACACCAGCCGAGTGTCATGGCACAAGCCGCATAACGGCCCATCACGGGAGATGTGTAGCCAGCGTGAAATATTACGCTTGCGTAAGCCGGCGCTAAATCGCTCAGCAATGACATAACTTTCTCCACTGCTGTGTATATATTTCCCCTGCTAAATTTGATTCGTCCGGTAGGTGGTCTGCCGGCTCTCACGAGGGGAAGCCCAATGTCTCGCAGTCAAGGAGTTCGCAAAGCACTACTCGCCGGTTTTGTCGCTATCGGCTTGACGTCTACAGCCTTTGCGCAAACTTCGGCACCCGCCACGGGTTTGGGTCAATCCTGGCCAAATGCGACCGACGTCAGCGCCAGTCCAAACTGGCACGTCTATGTATTCGTTCTGCAAGGCATCAAATACATCCAGATCAACGATCTGAATGGCACTGTCCATGCGGCAGTAGGCGCCGCCAATGGGACAACGATTGTCCTGCCGGTGGGGGTCGATGCTCAGAACGTAACGACGCCAGCAACGTCGGCGGCATCGTCAACGGCACAGGTGGTGTATCAGGATGCAGCCACGACGGTGACTGCGACACCGCAAAGCAGCGGCAAGACGACGTTTGCGGTGGCTAATGCTGAGCAGGCCTGTCCCGCCTATGGTTGTTCCGGAACAGGCGCGCCGTAAGTTAGGCGATTACTGCACCCATAATCGCAACGGGGTGGAGGCGCGCTCGCGCCTCTGCTCCAATGCTTTGGTGTCGTGAAGCAGCATACTGATACCAACTTTCTCTTGCGCTTCGTGATAGTGCAGCTCGCCGTCATAGACGCGCACATGGTCGCGCAACTCGCCTAAATCGAGACCGTAGGCTCCGAGCTTCGCTGCAATACGTTGGCGATCCGTTGCATGCTGGATAGCACGAACGACCTTCATGTCGTTCATCGAACCTTGGACGCCAACAAATATCCAGCGTGCATCATTGGTTTCGCCGCCGCGCAAAATCACGTTAATACTTGAACACGACATCCGGGTACTGACGTAAACGACGGCCTCGCAAGCAGCACGGTATGCCGCAGCTAGCACGGCAGGCTGTGCTCGGCTGTAGCCTCGGCCCGTGATGTGACATGCATAGGCAATACCCGCCTCATCGAGCGCGCGGCCAACGGTTTCATGCAGCGCCGCTGGCAAACCGCGCTCACGCCATGCCACCGGATGAAGGCTTTCAGCCAACCGATACACTTCATTGTGCGCGGCCATCGCCTGTTTGTAGTAGCTCTCGTTGTCGATATGCGGATAGATGCGTCGGATATGTTGCAGCAACTTGCCATTCGTGACGTGCAACGTCCCGGCCACATACTCCAGCGATTGCGCCGTCTGACGCATCTTCAGTTCGCCTTGCTGATACGCCTGCCGTGCAAGACGCTGGACATTCAAAGCCTCTAAGGTCTGTTGCTTTTCTTGCATGAGCTGGGCGGTGATACGCGCGCCGACAGCAAACAAACAGGTCACTGTGACAGACAGGAATAACTCCGTCAGCACGACTGTCGCACTTGCATCGCGCATCTGGCTCGGCGCGATAATCGCGGCACAAAGGATCGTGATGGTTCCCCCCAGTGCCGCGCCGCGCCAACCGTGGTGAATGGTCAGCACGGTGACAGGAAGGAACATGGCCATCAGCAAGACCACGGCGGGAACCATAATCATCACACCTTCGAGCAATAGACGACTTTTGAACGCTTCGCGCAATCGTTCGCGCCAGTGACCTTTGCGGTATTCAAAGCGCGCAATGAGCACCCACGGAACGAGCGCCACCATCGAGAAGAAATAGCCGGTGAAATAGCCCAAAGCCATGATCGGCCTCTGAGGTACATCATCGGAGCGAATGATCGCAAGAGACTGAGCACCGTAGCTGTATACCGTCCACGACAACGCCGATCCGATAGCGCACACGAGCAGCGCTTTGACGTTGACCAAATCCTTCGTGGGAAAGAGCGAGAGCTTCGAACGACACCACGCCACCACCGGCATGATGGCCACAATGGGCGGGATCGCGCGCATGGCCACCCATGTGACGCCAAGCTGATCAAGACACGGGTAGACCACAAGCCAGTTGGGAATGAATTCACCCACAGCGAGTGCGGGCCAGTAACGGTACGGCAGGAACATGAGCCATACGAGACGAACGGCGGAACCCAGAACAAATTGCGGCTGTGAAAATGGATGAGCAGACTCATAGGCGATGGCATATCCAACGGCGACGGCAATGTGCTTGAGCCATTCGCTTCTCCACGGTCCCTTCCCCATGCTCCTTTGCCCCTTTCGCGAGATGTGGTGATTTTTTCGAATTGTCTCGACTTGACCAAGTGGATATCGGCCACCCCGCCACAATTTTTGAATGACCTACGTGAAGCTACTGTGTAACGTCAACGTCGCAAGATAGTGCGATTCAGCCCTTTTTCCGGCATTGCCGTGTCCCGCCCATTGCGACGCACCGGCAGGATGCTCAGAGCGGTGGAGGAATCACGCGCTTTACTTAATCTCAACTTACGGGAGCCTTGCGCGCCTGCATATTCGGTTGCTCCATTTTGCGGGCGCTGGGTGTGAATGGACAGCATGCCGATTTGAGCAGGTCATCTATGCCGACACCTGCGCGGGTTCTGGACGGAATGACTGTCAACATATCGACACTTATCGAGGCTGTGATAGATCGTTGCGTTCACAGATGTCGTCGTATCGGTAATTAGCATGTACCCGCGGAGCAACAGCTCTGAGTGTTGACGGGAGAAACCGACACTGCCTCTTCTTGTGACGTCGCTGTCTCGGTTACTGCCAAA